GGCAAACAATCGGATATGTCGAGATAAATGATTTCTGCCAGAAAATTATCGCCCAAAGAATCGAGGACGGAATCCTCGACGCCGCACCAATTTTCGGCGATGTTCGTGACTTCATCTTCTCCGGTGCCGCTGAACAGTATCGAGGATTTGCGGACGTGGTTACGGCGGGATTTCCCTGTCAGCCATTCTCAGTTGCCGGCAGAAACAAAGGAGCCGAGGACGACCGGAACCTTTTCCCCGAACTCCTCGCAATTCTTCGCGCAGTTAGACCGCGAAGATTCCTGTTGGAGAACGTCCCAAATTTGCTTGCTCACGAATACTGCCGAACCATTTTCGGAGAACTGGCCGCGCTCGGGTATGACTTGCGATGGGATTGCATATCGGCGGCCACCTGTGGCGCGCCTCACAAGCGCGACCGGCTGTGGATCGTCGGAACGGATGCTGTGCAAGACGCCGAGCGAATACGACGGACGAACCAAACATCCGAAAAAGAACGAGTACCGACTGGGCAATTCGGGAACGCTGTCTCAGGAAGTCACGAGCGGCTTTCTGGAAACAGTGAGGAAGTGGCCGGCCGATCAACTATGGCCGACTCCAAACACGCTGGACGGACTGCCGCCGAAGTCAAAAAAGTCTCTGCTCAGAGAAGCGACTGTCACGAGGAAGGGAAGAAGTCAGCCGGCCAATCTGAGGGATGCGGTAAGCAATATGCATATGTGGCCGACCCCGCGATCCTCGGAGTGGAAGGGCGTTGGACCGCTAGGAAGCAAAAGCCAAGCACATATGTCGAACCGGAAATATCTGTGCGCGATCGTGCAAGAGGAAAATCAACAAACTGGGAAGTTGAACCCCGAGTGGGTCGATTGGTTGATGGGTGTCCCGATAGGGTTCAGCGGCTTAAAGCCATTGGCAACGCACAGGTTCCACAAGTGGTTGCAACAGCATGGCGACTTTTAAATGAATAGTTTCTGGCCGGTCGTTGGTTTGCTGATTATGTTCTTTGCCGGCAAGCCGGACTTACAGGACGCGATCATTCGCGCCTTGGGGTTTTATTGATGGGTAGCCTGTCGCGGAACAAAGGCCGAGCCGGTGAACAAGAGATCGTCAACATTTTAAAAAATGAACTTGGCGTCCCGGCTGTCAGAAATTACGCGCAACAAGCGGCGACTGGTGGCGTCGATATTCTCGGCGTCGATGGTTGGGCAATTGAAGTGAAGCGCGCAAAGGAATTCAGTAATGGATGGTGGACGCAGACCGCAGAGCAAGCCGCAAGCGTGGGACAGAATCCGGTGCTGTTGTATCGCTTGGATCGAAGAAAATGGCGCGCGAGGTGCTGTGGCTGTTCTGTTGGTCTGCACCACTTTCAGATTGACATGGATCTAATGGATTGGATAACGATAGCGAGGGAAACAATAAATGCCAATGACAAGGATGTATTACGAACCCAAAGCCCCGCCCTGTGAACTCGGATGCTTTTTTACCAAACAGTGCGCGGCCAATGGGACGGCTTGCGATGAATTCAATCGCTACCTGTACACCGACAAACTGATCGATCCACCGAAGGAAAACCCATTTGAACATCAAACACATTCAAACAAATGATTTGATTCCATACCATCGCAACCCGAGAAAGAACGATAAAGCCGTTGAGAAGGTCGCAACATCAATCAACGAATTTGGTTGGAGACAGCCAATTGTCGTTGATGAAAACATGGTGGTGATTGCCGGCCACACGCGATTGCTTGCCGCCAAACGATTGCACCTTGAAACAGTACCAGTTCACATTGCTGAAGGATTAACCGCGACTCAAGCCAAAGCGTATCGCCTGACAGATAACAGAGTCAGCGAAGATTCATCATGGGAGAAACAGTTGCTCGGTCTTGAGATTCGCGATCTCGATGATGAACGTTTTAATCTTGACGCCCTCGGCTTTGATAATTTCGAATTAGCAAAACTATTGATTGATGAAACACTGACCTCGCCTGATGACAATGAAACGTCGGAAGGCAAGGTTTGCCCACAATGCGGATACCCGCTTAACCATTAAAGGAACCATGAACAAGACACCGCTGATGAAGCGAGTGGAGCGCGAGATAGGGAGAGAGATTAAAGAAGAACTCAAGAACAACATTGCGTCGGGTGAATCAATATCAACCGCCGCTGTTCGATTGGGAGTTGTGCCGGATACCGTCAGGCGATGGGCGAAGGCTTACGACATGAGATTCACCAACGAGACACCGTGGAAGAACTGGTAATGAAGATTAGCGTTATGTCGAACATCAAAGACGTTAAACGAAAGATGAGCAAGGTCGAACGGTCGGTGATCCCGAAAGCAACCAGTCAGTCATTGAACAAGACACTGACCCGCGCGTATACGTTTGTGATTAGGGAAACAGCAAAAGCGACCGGCATGAAACAAAAAGACCTTCGGCAGCTCGTATCGAAAAAGAAAGCGAGCGCGAGATATCAAGAGGCGATGATTATCATCCGAGGCAAAGCGCCGAACCTGATTCGATTCAATGCAAGAGAGAACGCAGTTGGTGTGTCCGCAACGTCTTGGGGTAAGCGCAAGACATACGACGGCGCATTCATTGGTAACAGTGGCCGGACGGTGTTCGCTCGTAAATCAAAGCAACGACTCCCAATCAAATCCCTTTATGGCGCAAGCCCACCACGCGAAGTGGTGCGGCAAAAGATAGACGAAGCGACCGCCGTGTTCGGGATCAAACAATTTCAAAAAGAATTTGCGAGAGCGGTAAACCTTCAACTGTCGAGAATAAAAAATTAAAAAGGTACTTCCCAAGGTTTCTCCGGAACGGGTACGCGGCTCGCCGTTTTTCGTTAGCGGCAGACTCCAAAGTTTCAGTTCCCATCCGAGCGCATGAGCGAAGCCAAACCCACCTATCCTTGCAAGGTCATTGCTCGGTTGCTGAAACTGTCCGAGCGTCACGTTCGCAATCTCGTGAAAGATGGGGTAATCCCCGCGCCTGAGAAGGGTGGCCGCTATGACCTGATTGGATCGGTTCAAGGCTACGTCGTTTATTTGCGGGAACGGACGATGGGTCGCGAGTTGAGCCAGACCGACGCCCACGCGGAAAAGACTCGACTGCTCAAAGCACAGGCCGACCGAACCGAACTTGAAGTCGATGAATTGAAAGGGCTGATGATTCCGGCCGAGGACGTTGCCGGCGAATGGCAAGAGATGGTTTCAAATGCGCGCGCTCGAATGCTCGCGATGCCGAGCAAAGCGGCGCACTTATTGATTGCGGCCGAGTCGTTTACCGAAGCCGAACAGATTTTAGAAAACGAAATTCATGGGGTTTTGAATGAACTTGCAAACGACGGACTCCCCCCTCGCAGTGGTAAGAAGGCAAAGCGCAAAGGTGTGGACGCCGCCGCCAAAACTAACGATAAGCCAGTGGGCAGACGCGCATCGAAGGCTGTCGCCTGAGTCGAGCGCGGAACCCGGACAATGGCGAACCGACCGCGCGCCATATCAAAAAGGAATTATGGATGCGGTAACCGATCGATCAATCGAATCGATTGTTGTTATGTCGTCCGCGCAAGTCGGCAAGACTTCGGTGATTGAAAACATCATCGGTTATTTTATTTCGCAAGACCCCGCCCCAATCCTGGTCGTTCAGCCAACGCTTGATATGGGCAAGACGTTTTCAAAAGATCGACTTGCGCCGATGTTGCGAGACACGCCAATTTTGCGAGGCAAGGTCAAAGACCCGCGAGCGCGTGACAGCGGAAACACCGTGATGCAAAAAAACTTTGCCGGCGGTCATCTCACAATTACAGGCGCGAACTCGCCGGCCGGTTTAGCGTCGCGACCGATTCGGATTGTGTTGCAAGATGAAGTTGATCGCTTTCCACCATCTGCCGGAGCCGAGGGCGATCCGGTCAACCTCGCGCGCAAACGAACCGCGACGTTTTGGAACCGCAAGATCATCCTGACCAGTACGCCAACGATTAAAGGCGTGTCGCGCATCGAGGCGGCTTTCGAAGCATCGGATCAGCGTCGTTTCTTTGTGCCGTGTCCACATTGCGACGAACCGCAAACCCTCAAGTGGTCTAGTGTCAGTTGGCCAGAGAATGAGCCGGAGAAGGCGGTCTATGCTTGCGAGCATTGTGGCGGCGTGATCGAGGAACGACAAAAGCTTTTAATGCTTCAAAAAGGATTTTGGAAAGCAACCCGCGAAAGTCGCAACGCCGGCTTTCATTTGAATGAACTCTATTCGCCGTGGCGAACGTGGTCGGAGGTCGCGATTGATTTTTTGGAAGCCAAAAAGAATCCCGAAACGCTCAAGACTTGGGTCAACACTTCGCTTGGTGAAACATGGGAAGAGCAGGGCGAATCGGTCGAGGGCGAAAATCTCCTGTCGCGTCGCGAGGCGTTCGACGTCGAGGCGATACCAGAGGAGGTCAAATTGCTCACTGTCGGCGCGGACGTACAGGCCGACCGGCTTGAAGCGCAACTGGTGGGGTGGGACACGGACAACGGCGCGTGGATTCTTGAACACGTTGTGATCTGGGGCAACCCTTCGACGCCGGAGCCGTGGGAGGAACTTGACGCATATTTGCTTTTAAATCGCAACGGCCACAAGGTCACGGCCGCTTGCGTTGACTCTGGTTATTTGACCGAACACGTTTACTCGTTCGTCAAACCGCGACACAGCCGGCGCGTGTTCGCTTGCAAAGGTGTGGCGGGATCTGGAAAGCCGGCCATCGGCGGCAAGCCACGACCAGTCGGCCGGATCAAAGCAATGATGGCAATCGTCGGCGTCGATACCTTGAAGGACAACATTCTGTCGCGCTTAAAAATGGATCAGGGTTTGCACTTTGCCGACACGCTAGATCAAGAATTTTTTGATCAGTTGACGGCAGAAAAAGCCGTGACCCGATACCGCAAAGGTTTCCCAGTTCGCGAGTGGGTGAAGCATAGGCCGCGCAATGAAGCCCTTGATTGTTTGGTCTACGCTTGGGCAGCTCAAATTTTATTGAACCCAAACTGGGAGCAACTGGGCAAAAAAACACGACCCATAAAAAGACCAGAGGAAAGTCAGGGAATCGTCAGGCCGCGAACACGCAAAAACTTTGTGAAGTCTTGGTAAAAATAAATTTGACATCGTTAAAAATCGTCGTTCTCGTTCTTAGATCGTGAACTTCGGCGACGAACATTGGCAAATCTATTCGATTCTATAAATTTCCCAGAGATAGAACCTTCCCAAATAGTCGCGGGGGATCGCGTAAGTTGGAAAAGAACAGACTTTGGAACTGACTATGCGCCAACCGCGTATGCTTTGACCTATTCGGCGCGCTTGGAATCAAGCGGGGGAACCGAGATATCGATCACGGCGAGCGAGTCTGGCCTTGATTACATTGTCGAAGTTGGAGCGTCTACCAGTGCGGCTTACACCGTGGGCGTCTATCACTGGCAAGCCTACATCACGCGCAGTGCGGACAGTGAGCGGATCACTGTGGATACCGGCACTTGGGAAGTAATTGCGAACCGTGATGCCGCGACGACCGATCCGCGATCCCATGTCAAAAAAGTAATTGACGCAATCGAAGCCGTCATCGAAGGACGAGCAAGCCAAGATCAAATGGGCTACGCGATCGCCGGCCGCTCATTGTCTCGAACCCCTGTCGCCGACCTCTTAACCCTTCGAGATCGTTACCGCGCGGAATATGTCCGGATTCAACGCGAGGAACGCATTCTCAACGGCCAAGGACACACCGGCCGCATTCTGACCCGATTCTGATATGTGGCCATTCGATAAAAAAGAACCATCGACACGACTCCGTTCGTTCGCAAAAATGCCGCGCCGTGGTTTTGCGGCGGCTGAAAAAGATCGCCTGACAAACCTTTTCCAAGGCTCAACCGTTGCGGTCAACGAATTGCTTAAACGCGAGTTGCCGATATTGCGCGCCAGATCGCGCCAGTTGGCAATGGATAACGACTATGCGCGGCGGTTTCTCGGCATGGTCAAAGCGAACGTGGTGGGAACCAATGGGATTGTTCTGCAATCCAAAGCGCGTCGCCCGAATGGTGAACTCGACAAATTAGACGCCGACACCATCGAGCGCGCGTGGCGCGATTGGGGTCGTATTGAAAACTGCACAATGGCCGGCAAGTTGTCGTGGAAAGACGTCCAACGATTGGTCGTTGAAACCGTTGCTCGCGATGGCGAGTGTCTCGTTCGATTTATCAACACGCAATCAAATCCGTTTGGTCTGGCACTGCACGTTTTGGAAGCCGATTATCTCGACAACGATTTTAATCGATCGAGGGACAAAACCCATCCCGAGGTTCGAATGGGCGTCGAGATCGACAGTTATGGAAAGCCGCAAGCGTACCATTTGCTCGCGGCGCATCCCGGCGAAAACACAATCAGTTTCGGCGGCAAAATCTACGAGCGCGTTCCGGCCGACCAGATTGTTCACCTCTACATGACCGAACGCCCGAACCAGTTGCGCGGCATTCCGTGGATGCAAACAGCCATCCGTCGTTTGAATATGCTCGGCGGCTATGAAGAAGCCGAACTGATTGCGGCGCGTGTTGCCGCGTCCAAGATGGGTTTTTACACCTCGCCAGATGGTGACCAATATTCTGGCGACGACTTCGACGCTGTTGGTAATTTGGTTTCGGATGTGGAACCCGGATCGTTTGAACAACTTCCCGCCGGTATGTCGTTTGAGTCGTTTGATCCACAGCATCCGACAACCGCTTTTGATTCTTTTGTTCGTGCCGCATTGCGTGGCGCGTCGGCCGGTTTGAATGTCAGTTATCACACGCTCGCGAACGATCTTGAAAAGGTTAATTTTTCATCGATTCGATCCGGCGTTTTAGAGGAGCGCGAGCATTGGCGGTTGCTCCAGTCTTGGATGTGCGAGCAGTTTTGCGACCCCATCTTTCGGCGTTGGTTGCGATCTGCTTTGACGACTGGCGCATTGGCACTACCGCCTGACAAGTACGAAAAATTTACCGAGGTTGTTTGGCAACCGCGCGGGTGGTCTTGGGTTGATCCGCTTAAAGATCAAAAAGCAAACGCAGAGGGCGTTGCCCTGGGCGTGATGACTCGTTCGGACATTGCCGCCGCGCAAGGTAAAGACCTCGAAGAAATATTTGAACAGTTGCAACGCGAAAAAATGATGGCCGAAAGTTTTGGCTTGTCATTTGAAGAAAACCAACCGACACAGGAAATTGTCGATGAAGAAAATTAAAACAGGAATTTTTAAGCGCAGTTATGAATTGCGCGCGGACGACGTTAATGAAGAATCACGCGAGGTCGGTATTGCTTTCTCATCCGAGGAAGGCGTCGAGCGTTGGTTTGGAAACGAAGTCCTTGATCACAGTGCATCGTCAGTTCGTCTTGGCCGACTGTCTGACGGTGGACCGTTGCTTGTAGATCACGACCCAACCGATCACGTTGGAACCGTCGAATCTGCATCCATTGGAAGCGACCGCGTTGGTCGTGCCGTTGTCCGGTTTGGCAGATCGGAACGCGCCAATGAGATTTTTAATGATGTGGTGGACGGCATCCGCAAGCATATCAGTGTCGGATACCGAATTCACAAGATGCAACCCGAAGAAGAAGTCGAAGATTCTTTCAGGGCTGTTGATTGGGAACCCTATGAAGTGAGCCTTGTTTCCATTCCGGCCGATGCGTCTGTTGGCGTTGGTCGAAATGCGAGCGAGGACTTTGAAACAGAAATCGAAACAAAAGAGGAACCAGTAATGACTGAAGAAGTCAAAATTGAAACGCCAGTGGTTGTGGATGTCGCCGCAGAGCGTGACGCAGTACGCAAAGACGAAATGAATCGCATCAAAGGGATTGAAGCCCTTGGCTCGATGCACAACGAAAAAGAAATGGCTCGCGAATTTATCAGCGAAGGAAAAGGCGTCGATGCGTTTCGCGCCGCGCTGTTGGATCAGATCAAAGATCGACCAGAAGTTGAGCGGCCAGAAATCGGAATGAGCGAAAATGAATCACGTTCTTTTTCCTTCTTTCGAGCCATCAATGCTTTGGCCAACCCGACCGATCGTCGCGCACAAGACGCCGCCGGATTTGAATTTGAAGCATCAGCCGCCGCCGCTGACCGTTTAGGTCGTGAGCCGTCTGGCTTCTTTGTTCCGGAAGATGTGCTTCGCGCGAAACGTGACCTAGTAGTCGGAACCGCGACTGCCGGTGGAGACACGGTAGCGACTGACCTGTTGGCTGATTCGTTTATCGAAAAGTTGGACAACAGTATGGCCGTTGTTGCCGCCGGCGCAACAGTGCTTCGCGACCTTAATGGAAACGTTGCGATCCCTCGGGCAACCGGCGGCGCGACCGCGTACTGGGTGGCAGAGTCCGGCAACGTGACTGAAAGCCAACAGGCATTCGATCAGGTAACGATGACGCCAAAAACTGTCGGGGCTTTAACGGAGATCAGCCGAAAAATGCTTCTCCAGTCTAGCATCGACATTGAAAATTATGTCCGCAACGATCTGGCGTTACGACTCGCGATTGCGATTGACAACAAAGCACTCGAAGGCGATGGCTCAAGCAACACGCCAACCGGCATCGTAAGCGCGACAGGCGTTGGCTCAGTAGCCTTTGCTTCTGCGACTGCCGGAGCCGCGACGTTTGGCGAAATCGTTGACATGGAAACAGAAGTTTCTAAAGACAATGCACTTCTCGGAACCTTGGCTTATCTCACGAACGCGAACGAAGCGGGTTATTTGAAACAGACCGTCAAAGCGGCAAACACCGCGCAATACATTATGAGCGAAGGCGAGATGAATGGTTATCCGGTCGTTGTGACCAACAACCTGTCAACCGCCGGCCAAGTGTTGTTCGGAAACTGGTCTGAACTTTTGATTGGTTATTGGGGCGGCTTGGACATTGCTCTTGATTCTTCAACCGGCTCTGCATCCGGAATGCTTCGAATTGTTGCGCTCCAAGATGTTGACGTTGCTGTTCGTCATGGTTCGTCATTCTGCAAAGGCGTGTAATTGGTAAGCCCTCCTCGTAAGGGGAGGGCAATCCATAGGGGTCAAAAATGAAAGTGAAAATCAAAGAAGATGTGAAGTTCGGCGGCAAGCAGCTCAAAGCCGGTGAAGTCGTTGAAGTTGAAAACGGCGATGTTTTACTGGCCAAAGGTTTGGCAGAAAAAGCCGCAATGACTTCGCGCAAAAGTAAAAGCGACTAATGGGCGTCGAGTCGTCAACGGACTATTCCGCATTTTTTAACACTGATGATTTTGGTGTCGCGGGAACCTATGACGGATCGACAACTGTTAATGGAATTCTCGACAGCGATTACGTCGAGATTTCTGGCGTTGAGGCAAAGCGACCTGTGTTTATGTGTTTGGCGTCTGAGGTTTCTGGCGTCGTTCACGGTAAAACATTGATCGCCAACTCAACGTCATACGTTGTGCGCGGTGTTCAGCCTGATGGCACTGGGCTGATGATGCTGGTGCTTGAGGAACAATGAGTCACGTTCGGCAACAAATACGCGAGCGCGTAGCGGCAGACCTGACTGGTTTGACGACTACTGGCTCAAATGTTTTTCAGTCGCGCGTTTATCCAATGGAGGGCGCGGGATTGCCCGGTCTGATCGTTTACACGAATTCAGAAGCGGTCGATCTTGAAGGAACCTCCAGTGGGCGACACCTTGTTCGCGTTCTCGATGTTGTCGTCGAGGGATACGCAAAAGCGACAAGCAATGTTGATGACACCGTGGACACCATAGCGGCCGAGGTTGAAACCGCGATTGCCAACGACTCAGATTTGAACGCGCTTGCAAAGGATTCGATCCTTGCAACGACCGAGGTCGAGTTAAGTGGTGACGCAGAAAAACCAATCGCCGTTGTTCGCATGACTTTCACCGTCGTTTATGTGACCGCAGACAACGCGCCGCAAACGGCACTTTGAGGACTGTTAAATGTTAATGACGAAAGGATCTGCCGTGGTGGATGTTCATCCGGCAAAAATCAAAGAGATGGAGTCGAAAGGCTACATCGCAAAAGTTGAATCAAAACCCGCGCCCGCAAAGCGCGAAACCAAGCAAGTCAAGACCGAGGAAAAGTAAATGGCTACACATCATGGGAAGTTGGGAACGGTCAAAATCGGCGCAAATGCCGTGGCCGAAATCAAGTCGTTTTCGTTGGATGAAAGCGCGGACACGGTAGAGGACACCGCGATGGGTGACAGCGCGAAATCTTACCTTGTCGGAACAGTCGATGCGAGTGGATCAATCACTTGTCATTTTGACGAAGCCGATACTACCGGCCAAGGCGCAATGACCGTCGGCGCAAGCGTGACGCTGAACCTGTATCCGGAAGGCGCAGATTCTGGCGATTACTTTGCAACGATGACCGCAATAATCAACAGCGTCGGTGTGAGCGTTGACATGGGCGACATCATCGAGCGTTCGTTTGGCTTTCAAGCGTCGGGCGGCGTAACGTGGGGAACCGTTTCTTAAGGAGATAAGTGATGAGTAAATCAGGTGCTGAAATTCTTGCCGCAGGGAAACTTGATTGGCGAAACAAACTCGCGGCTCCCATGTCGTCCATAAGAGTGGACGAATGGGACTGCGAGATTTTTTTCAAGCCGGCAACGCTTGAACAAAAAAATGCGGTTTATCAATTCCTCGCAAATAACGACCTCCAATCGATTGCTGAAACGATTGTTCGAAGGTCGTTAGATGCCGACGGTAAAAAATTGTTTTCAAACGCTGACAAAAAAGCTTTTATGTCGCAACTCGATCCGGACATTGTGAGTCGTGTCGCGGTTGCGATTAACGAAGAACCAGAATCGACTGTGGAGGAAGCAAGAAAAAACTCCGATTCGACTCGGAACTCGTCTTAATTTTCCGAGTCGCGGAACACTTAGGGATGACCGCAAACACAGTCATCACGGAAATGAGTTTGAACGAACTCACATATTGGGCGGCGTGGTTTGAATTCGTTGCCCAACAACAAGAGATCAAACGATAGTGGCAACAGCCGACGCCAGAATCAGAATCACCGCCGAGGATAAATCGGCGCGCGCTTTCCGTTCGCTCCAACAGCGAATGGGAAAGACGACGAACATGATGAACGGCATGATGAAAGGTTTCGCCCTGTTGGGCGGTGCGGCCGGCATAGGTCGAATGATTATCGCGACAGTTGAAGGTGCCGACAAACTGCAAAAGTTATCGCTCCGGCTTGGAACGACGACAGAGTTTTTGTCCAAAATGGAACACGTTGCCGGCCGCGCGGGTATTCAGTTCGACACGGTGGTCAAAGCGTTAATGAAACTTCAGAAAAACGCTTACGACGCAGGGAACGGACTCAAGACCGCCGCCGATGCGTTTGAAGGTTTAGGAATTAACGTCGATGATTTCTTAAAACTAAAACCGGCCGAGCAGTTTGAACTGGTGTTGGAAAGTATCGGGGGCGTTGCTGATCAGAGTTTGCGTACCGGTTTCGCAATGGAAACAATGGGTCGGTCTGGCGCGGAAATGCTCCAGATTATTAACGACTCTCCGGAAGCGTTTAAAGAGTTGATGAAAAGTGGAGAGGCGCTTGGCGCGACGTTGGATCAAGATGTTGCAAACGGCGCGGCCGCTGTTGCCGATGGTTTCCAAGATGTTAAAACCGCTTGGGGCAATTTAAAACGTGACGCAATCCTTGGGTCGAATGATTTGATGGTTGATTTTGCCAAAACTTTTGTTTCTCTTGCGGCAACCGTTAAAGAATTTAAAGATCAGATTAAGTTCGTTGCGTTAATCATGGTCGAACTGTTCGTGATTAAAAAAATCACTGCGTTGTTTACTGTAATGTCCGGCGCAATGTCGGTCGCAACTTTTACCGCGAGAGGGTTGGGGCTTGCGTTGCGAACAATGTTTGGCGGGATTCCTGGTCTTATCGCAATAGCCGTTACCGCTTACATGATGTTCAAAGGCGAGGCCGACGAAACAACCGAATCAATCGAAGTGCAAACCGAGGCAGTCAAGGAATTGCGCGAAGAAATGAAAGGTTTAAACCTCGATCAATTAGCGCAAATGGAACGCGAGTTGGAAGTCGAACTTGCCGGTGTCAATTCTCAACTTGAAATAATGAACGCCGAGTTAGATGAAGCGCGCAAACTTATGGAAAACCCAGTGGCTCAAAGTCTTGCCGACACAGTGAACGCCGTTTCAAATCTACAAACTGCACTTGTTGAAAACAATCAAACAACAGCGGTAGCAAATCAAGAACTCGTCCTTCTTGAAGATGCCTATGTCGAACTGGAAACGAAACTAAAAACAGTCCGCGACCAAATGGATGAATTAAAAAAATCAACGGACGAATCAGCCAAATCTAATAAAAACGCGAAAGACTCGATTGATGGTTTAGCCGAGTCTGTTTTTGATCTGGACAAGGTTCTCCAAAAGCCAAGCATTCATCAGGGCGAAAAAATATGGGAAGGCTTGCCAAAGCCAATCGATAAAGCGGCCGAAGCAATGACCGCATTTGAGGAAAGCGTCCACGACGTTCAACTTGAGAACGACATCCTGATCGACAAGATGGACAAATTGGATGAACTTTTTCGAGATGGGAAGATCAGCGGCGAGACTTACGAAAAAGTGATGCGAGATCTAGGCGACGCTTTTGGTCAGGCGTCCGAAGATGGCGAGGAACTAGGGACGACCGTTAGAGGGATTGGCGAAATCTTTGAGGATCTGGTTGAAGGGATCGATGGCTCTTGGACGACAATGTGGCAAGACCTTTTTGGCGGCGGTAAGACTGAGGACGTATTAAAAACGTTTTTGAATAACGTTAAAAAAATGTTTCTCGACACGCTTGCAGAGATCGTCGCCGCTTACACAAAAAAGAAAATTATCGAATTGTTTACCGGCATGACCACCGGCTTTTCAACTCTTGGATCGACCGCCGGAACAGCATTCGTACAAAGCGCCGGCACTTCTATCGGAGCCGGTAGCGGGACAATAGCGTCAGCAATCTCAAGTTTATTTGGCGGGGCATCGACCAGTTCTGGAGTTGTTGCGAGCGCAACATCTACAGCCGGAAGCACCGCCGCGACAACGTTTATGAGTGGCGCAAAAACTGCTCTCGCAAACGCCGCCGGTTTTGCAGTGCCGCTTGCCATCGCCGCGTTTGGTTTTGGTAAAAGCCAAAGATTCAAAAAGAAACTCCGCGCAAAGTTTGCGGAAGTAATGAGCGATCCGACCATCGTCGGCAACTTGGCAGACGGACCGCTTGGCAACGGATTTAAAGAACTCGGACAGGTCGGAGAAGAATCGTTTGTTCAAATATCTTCCGCAGCTCGAAAAATGTTTCAAGACTTTTCGCAAACCTCCGGCGGTGTTGGCGGTGATCGAGGTGGACCGATTGGAATGATGACCTTCGGCTTGAAAGAGATGGAGGACGAATTCGGCAACGTCATTGTCAGCGCAACAAAATATAACGAGTTAATGGCGCACCTCGAACAAATGCAACCGTTCGTTGATCATGCCCAACACATCATGGACACTGTTCCGGCGTTGGAAATTGCAAAAGACGGAATTGAACTCGTTAACAGCGAAGCGTTCCGCGCAAAGGTGTTGTTTGAAGGGTTGGGCGAAAAAGGCAAAGCGGCATTAAAAGGAATTCAAATTGACGCGGACAGACTTGCCGGTTTCATGCGTCGAGGCGTTGTTTCATCTGCCGAACTTGCCCAGATGGGTCTGGAAAATATGGGCGCAATGTCGGCGAAAATGTTTGAAGAGTTGATTGGATTTGCGAACGACGCGACAGGCGCGGTGGACAGTTTAGCAAGAGCCGCAAACAAAGCATCACTCGCAACACAAAGCGCGATGGATCTAAAACACTCCGCCGGTTTCCAACACGGCGGCTCGTTCATTGTCGGCGGTAGCGGTGGCACGGACAAAACGCCTGTCAACTTTATGGCAACACGCGGCGAACGAGTTTCAATCGAAACGCCAAACCAAAGCAAGGCGAGCGGAAGCGATGGCGGCGGCGTGATTAAGGAACTGAGAGCGTTACGCGCTGACCTTGCGAACGTTGTGGCGAAGCCCATTGTCGGAGCGGTAAGCCGTGGACAACTGGCGATGGCCGGTGGGGTCAGGCATTGAGTGTTTCAGATGCTGAATATCAGGCTTGGCTCGCAGACCCGCAAGAGGAGCGCGTGGTGTTAGCGGAATTGAAAGCGTATAGCGGAGGCAGTGAATCCACCTATTACCTCGGCTCGAAATATTTCCACACTAACGCCTCGGACACTCCGGCAAACACCACCTATGAAGGCGCACTGAAAGGTAGTCCATTTTTCTCAACGACCATGAGCGAAGCGTTTGGCGGTCGGTCTTATGTTTCAATCGGCGAGATATCGATCGACAACTCGGACGGCGCGAAAGATGCGTGGATTGGTTACGCTTGGGACGGCCGCGAGGTCAAGATCAAGATCGGCGACCCGACTTGGGACATTGCCGATTATCGAACCATTTTGTCAGGCGTCACTG